TGAGAAAGGGGGTTAATATAAGGACAGGTTTTACACCCGAGAATATTACAATATTGTAATAGTCGTTCCTAAAAGTGATTCGTTCATAAGGTAAGCCCCGTTTCCAGAACGCCACTCAATACTGATTGAAAGTCCATTTAAGTCACCTAACGCAACACCAACGGATGCCTCAGCTGAACTCGAACGCCCAGCACTTTCAACACCAAGAAAATAGAAATCTCCGTTGTTAGATTTCGCCACAGCGAATAACGCTGAACGTCCTAACTCAATCATTCTGTTTCTAACGTTACAATCCAAACCAATAAGTTTTAGTGATAAGATTGATGAGTACCATACCGTGCCATTCTCACGTGAAAAATTTCCCGTTTGGACTAATCCCGCATGTTCGATATCTTGTTCGAAATAGTATACTTCTAATGGGGCAGCTGTTGTTATACCTGTTATTGTACCGCATGAATCTTGGGCTATTGATGTAATAGATTCCCATTCACCAATATAAACCTTCTCCAAACCTCCAATTACGCTACAACCTAAATTATACCCGCCTTGCAAATTACATAAAAAAGACATATGTTTTAATTTTTTTTTAGTTTATTTTTATAAAGGGGGACTTTCACCCCCTTAGTTTTTTTTAGTTAGATTAGATTGCGAATAATACTACATAATCCCAAAACGCTGCTTGGACACCTTGCTTCCATTTAGCCGCAACTCTTACCTCCTGATTATCATTTGAATACCAAATTTGTAGGTTTTCATAATCGTTAAGTAAATCCGTTCCAAAAATTAAATTAGCTTTCGCTGATAATAACATTTTACCGGTATTGTTAAGTCCTTTGACTGCCACAACTGTAATATTCGAACCAGGATGAACTTGTGAAAATGTCTCTCCTTGATTTTCTGCACCTGTGTAGTGAAATAAATTAGCGTTTCTTAATGCTGTTGCGTATAATCTATATGTATCGTAACCCATAAACAAGTACAAATCGTCTCTGTCGATGATGTTTGCTGGTACTGCTGCTGCTATACCATCTACTGCTTGTATGATGTTTGCCGCTGTTAATGCTGTTAAGCTGTAGATGTTTCCGTCTACTACGTCAGCAGAATAAGTAGTTTCTGCAAGAGTTATCAAACCATCGCAAAGTGATGTTTGCCCTGTTGTTGATGTATCCCCAACCCACACTAGTGTATCAATTAGGGAACTGATGTTCGCAACTTTATCCTCAGTATAGATTTGTTCAAAACCAAAATCAGTAGCGTAACTCCCCGGTTGAACTAAATATTGTAGGTATACGTTTTCAACGTCGGTAATACACACTGACTCATTCACGCGCAATGGGCATACTGTTAATGTGTTTTGGTTTAAGTCAGTTGTTCCTTGTTCGTTCCAACCGCATCCACCAGCAGAAGCCACTAGATTAGATGAAATCGTATTCACAGAAACAGCTGATTTTACGTCAGGTTGGATAGTCATAAAGTTTACTGAACGTCCCCCGAGCACCATTTTACGTATCAACGACATTCTCTGTTCGTCAACGTAAGAAGTTAAATTTGAAATGTTAAGTGACATAAAAATTAATTTTTTTAGTTTATTTGTTTTTGTTTATTTTATTATCTAAGTCCTAATAATTTAGCCTTTTCAGCCTTAGATGTTAATACAGAGGTTTTCTCTTGTTTTTTTGTAATTGATTCAGTTGAAGGGGCTTTACTGAACTTTTCAAAGTTCCCTTTCAACGTTTCGTTTTCTTTTTTAATTTCATCCATAGTAGATTTCATTTCATCTAACATAGATTTTAATGTTGATACGGCTTCAAACATAGTTTTCATTTCCTCATTTGTAGCTTCCTCTTTGATTTCAGTTTCTTTTGTTTCCAACTCATTTATGAATCCGTCAGCGTCAACATAAAGAATTAAACCACCTTCTAAGTCCAATTTACCCTCTGGTGCTTTAACGAAATCCTCACCTGATTTTACTAATACCATATCACCAACAGATGCTGCTTCACCCTTAGATAAGATTTTAACCTCAGTTCCATCAACTAATTTAGTCATAATCTCGTTGGTATATTCATCAGCCATTTCCTCCTCATCTGTGGTTGAAGGTATTTCCTCATCAGTCATTTCCTCTTTGGGATAATCAGCGACTTCTGTAATTTCACCACCTACTACGGTAATTGATTTTCCGTTATCAAGTGGGTAGTTACCATCAGGTAGGGTTGTTTCCTCACCACCTACAACTTGTACCACTTTTGTACCAACAGCGAACTCACCCAATACTCTAATGATTTCATTAGTTACTGCGGTTACATCCTCCATTTTTGTTTCAGCGAAAAGTTCCTTAATTCTCGCTATGATGTTTGATTTTTCTTTCATAATACACTTTTAATTATTATTTATTTATTGTTGTTTAATCACCATAAGTTCTCTAACCACTTTTTTAACTCCTTCTGTAAATTGAATAGCCTTTTCGGTTAGTGAATACCCACGTAATACTTTAATGTTTTCATCTATACTTACATATTCTATGTAGATTAGAATACCTGCCCAAAACCTTGTGAATAGGTAATCAAACCATACATATTTCACCGTGATTTCGTTGATGATAAAGTAGTCAGTAAAATAAGCCAATAGTATAACTGAAAAATATGTTATCAATTTACTTACAATACCTAATCTTAATTTCCTTGATGTTATTACATCACCATTTTTCTGTGCAGCCCTTCTACCTGTGAAGGTATCAATAATACTAATAATAAATACCAATACCAACATCGGTATTACTGGGGACAAAAATACCCCAACGTAACCCATTATATTTTTCATGCTAAGTTTAATAGTTTTTTGATTTTAGTTTCTTTATCAGTATCGGTTAAATCACTATTAAGAACGTCTTTTATCTTTTCCTCCAATTTATTTATCATATCATCCTCATATTTCTCAATAAAATAACCTTCAAGGGAAAATCCTTGAAAAGTTCCATCTTTGATTTTATCCCATACTTCGTCGTTTTCAACTAAAAATGTTGCTACCCACGAACCTTCTTGTATATCACTAAACAATTCACTTTTGTTTCTGTCTCCTACCAAGTATGATTCTATCATATAAATACCATCCTGTTTTGTTTCGGGGTTATGATTTAGATTTACGGTATGTATTCTGTTTTCCTTGAAGTATTTTTTCATCATTTTTTCGATGGTATCGCTTGAAAACTTAACAAAATACTTACCTATGTTTTCGTTATATCGTAGTATTTCTGTTTCTGCCAACATAACTGGACTGGTAACAATTCTTTTTTCATCGTTTATACCTTCAAATTTTTGATATAATACATTTTTTACTTCACTAAATACCTCCCATTTAATTTGGGTGGCTGGTTTGTCGACAAATGATAATGCGGACATTCCTTCTTTCATATTCTCCTCCTCGAAATCAAGGTAAAAACACGGGTATTCTAATTCCTCCATATAATTTATATATTAAAACTCTACACTCTGTTTAATTCTGTTGATACGTCTTTGACTTTCACTAATGTCCGTTTCAACCACATAAGCCTTTATTGGTTGGTTATTTCCTGTATTTCCATTTACAAATACGTTAGGTGTTGTTTGATTTGTAGTTGAAGGTAATGCGTCAGGTACTAACTTTTTACCACCACCTGCTTCGTTGATTTGTGATAATAAATTGGGGTACATAGATGACGACTTACTATTGATAACAAATTCACCAGGGGCTAACATACTTGGTACACTATCAACATTTCCACTACCATTACCAGGTACAATACCACCTGATGCTGCCGTAAATTGTTGTGATGATATTTGGGCGATTTGGGCTATTGAAAATGCTGCGGCAACTCCTGCATAAATTGGGGCTAATATAGCACCAATACCAGGTACGGCAAATCCACTAGCGAATGCCGCTAATGCTGCCTGTGCCCCCTGCATAACAGCGTTTACTATTTGTAGTTTTTTGTTTGCCTCAAATGCCTTACGTCTTTGTTCTTTTTCCTTAACTTCCCTATCAGCATCTAATCTTTCTTTTTCGTAGTTGAATTGTTCCTCACTAATAATTTTATTTTTAAGTTGTTCGTCTAATATTTTTTGTTGAATATCAGCATTTTCTTGTATTGCTGCTTCCTCACGTTTATTTCGTTCCTCAATCGAGTTACCTATCATATCACTTAGTTGTGAATATATTTCACCTATTTTATCGGCGTATTGTTGTATTTTTTTAAGGTTTTCCTCTTGTTTTTCTTTTTTGGTTGGTATTACATCATCAATACCATCATTAATTTTATTGATATCATTTACCAATTTTATTTGAAGATTTTTAACCTTACTATTATAATCGGCTTGGGCTTGTTCCTTTTCAACATTAGTTTTTGATGTATCTGCTAATGTTTGTTGAAGTTGTAAATCTAATATTTCTTTTTCCTTATTTGCTTGTTGTTTCAATAAGTCAATTTCAATATCGGCATATTTTTGTCTAACCTCTAATCGTTTCTTATTCTTTTTTTCCTCCGTATCCTCAAGGTTTTCAATGTCCTCTAATTCATTATTTTTTCTAAATTGTAGTTCAGCTAATCTGGCATTGATATTGATTTGTTCTGTTTGATTTAGGATAATTTTTTCTTTATCACTATAACTTTTTTCTAAATTATCAATATCATCCTGTCTGTATTGTTCTAATATATTAAATACATTCAATTCAGCTTCACTAAAAGTTCCAACTCTATTTTCGGCAATTTCCTTATCAACCCTGTCTCTAATTTCTTTTTCTTTAAGTTTCCAGTCCTCCGTAGTTTTACCTTCTTTTTTGAACTTATCCTCCTCAAGTCGTAATTCCTCCTCTAATCCTTTTTCTATAAGTTGTTTTTTTGTTTCACCATATTTTATATTTATAGCCTGTTTTTCTTTATCTAATGTATTATTAATTCTTTCACTTTCTGCTTTTTGTAATACTTCTTGGAATGTTGCTAATCGTTCTAATTGATATTGGGCTAATTGTAATACTTCGGCGTATTTTTCATTAGCATCAGTTGCATTTTTGGTTGAACCTGTATTTTTATCTAAATTACCTGTTTCATTCTTAAATACAACATTTAATTTATTTATTTCAGTTTGTAATTGGTTATTTGTAATTGCATATTTTTCTGCCTTTTGGTTTGCCTTTTCTAACTCACCATTTAATTTAATTTGAGTATCTGTAAAAACTGAAGCACCATAGTTTGCTAAATCATAATCACTAATTTGTTTTTCAGTCCATTTAGTTACAATTTTTCCATTCTTATCAACATATCCACCATATTCAGCGGCAAACTTTTTTAACTCGTTTTGTTTATCTACAAGTTCCCCAATAGCTTTAATTTCCTCTTTTTTAGTTCGTTCTTGTCTTACTTTAAGAACTTGTAGTGCTATATATTCTTTAACTGATAAGTTTACTTGGTTTTGAAACTTTGTTTCATCTTTTAAGTTTTGTAGTGTAGTTCCGTATTGACTATTTATTTTATTTATTAGTTTTTCTCGTTCTTTTGAACCTGAATTAGTATTTTTTAATTGAACTAATAAATTGAAATAATCTACACTAGCTTGGGCTACTTGTTCCCTATCTGCCTTTTGTGCAGCCTCTAATGCCTTTGTTTGTTCCTCTAATTGTTTTCTTTGTTTTTCAGCTGCTTCCTCTTTTTTAGTAGCCTCACTACTAGCTGTTACATATTCATATATTCCATAAACTGCTGTTCCTATTGCTGCAACTACAGCAATAATGGGTAAAGCCTTCATAGCTACTCCTAACGCTGTTGTAGCCCCAGCAGCAGCCGTTGTTCCTATGGCTTGTCCTTCCATAGCGACACCCGTAGCCGCAGCACTTACTGCCGTCTGTTGTTGTGAAGTGTTTAAACTCCTAAATGATGCTGCAATTTCAACTATTTTCTGGTCTAGTCCTCCTAACATTTCTAATGATTGGGACAGGTTCAATAGGGCAGTCATTTTTTGTATTGACTTATTTACATCCTCGTTTTCAACACCTAATAAAACCATAGATGACTGAATTGCTTGGAATCCAGCAACACCTACTTGAACGGCTGATGTAATACCCCTAACTAATCTTTCAGTAAAATTACCCGCTAATATTTTTACCGTAGCATTAGTGTCCTCAATAGTTTCTCGTAATCCAGCAGCCCGCATTGATAATTCTTGGAATCTGGCAGAACCTGGTTCTAAACCTTGAAGTTCTTGTATTGTTTCTCGTAATTGGGCTTTTAGTGATGCTTGACTACCTATCACTTCATCAGTTGCAATACCTAATTTAGACATTTCAACTTCTAAACCAGCCAGACTTTTTCTCATCTTATCTGCCTGCTTAGAGTTTTCACCATAGGTTTTAATAACCCTATCTAATTCCTGTTTTGTTGCTTTTAAGTCGGCTTGTAGTGTTTCTACGGACTGAGTTGCCTGCTTACTATCAATGGTTATTTTAATTGCTGCTTCTGTCGCCATAATACCTTTTTAACTAAATATTAGTTATTTGGAAGTGTTTTTATAATCTCCAATAGCAATACCTTGAAGTGTTGCTAATCTTTTAGCCTCACCTTCTTTTTTACTATCATTACAGGGGTAATAATATTTCTTACCTTCATTACCCCATCTGGCATAACAACCTTCTTTATCCTTTTTTACCTGAACTGGCATATTTTTAATTTACAAATGTATATGATGTTTCACCACCACCTGCCGAAACTGGTAAAGAATATTCTGTTATGTTTGTTGTATTTGATAAAGTTAAGTTTTGTCCGTATAAGGTATTTCCACCACTACAATCAACATCGGTAAATTGAGTTGAACTTACATATTGATTATATGTATTGATATTTAAGTTTGTAGTTGTAGATGGGGTGATACTTCTAATAATTGTATTTGGGGTTTGTGTTCCACCATAATTTATACCACCATTACATACGAACTCATTATCTACTGTAATTGTTTGATTATCACCTAAATATAAAGTCATATCACCAACACCATAAACATTATTTAATAAATTTACTGAATTTATTATTTGCAAATTGTTTGTTGTAATATCAACACCAGACACTTCAATTCCGTTTCCTGTTAAATTATTTGTTATTGGTGTTGAAAAAACTAAATTATCAATATCAGCAGTTCCAGAAAAAACAATTTTTGATGGACTTGCTGGTGTTCCTAAATTGGTTAATAAAGAAATATCCCAAGTTGTTCCTGATATTAAATCTATTGTATGTAAATTAGTTCCACCATTTAACGAACTTGCAATTCTTGGATTTACTATTGTTCCTGCTTGATGTCTAAATATTGAGGTTGTTATATTAGTTTTTTGTCCTCCTATTATTATTGAAGTATTAGATGGAACTGTAATTGTTCCTGTGGTATTTACTATTGTTTCTGTTGAAATACCACCAGCGTTCAAATTACCTGTTCCGTCCATAATAAACTTTGTAGTTCCACCATTATCTGCAGCTGAAGTATAGTTTCCAGAAATATAAACATTTCCTCCATTATGAGTTTGTGTGTTTTGATGGGTTAAATTTACAACATAAATATTACCTGAATAATTTTTAGATGTATTAGCGGTTGCTAAAACAGGTATTCTATTTGTTCCATATTGTATTAGAGTTCCATTTGTATTGTAAAAGTTAAATGAACCTGTCCCAACAATAGTCATACCAGCACCTATTATATTAGTTGCGTTTGCTAAAGCTAATTGTAAATAAGTAAGCATAGTTAGTGTTTGGGTATAGTTTGTAAAATCTACATATTGTGCGTTTGCCCCAACATTTATGGTTAGTTGTCCTGATGAAGCATCACCAACTACGAAGTCGCTTGAAGTTGGGACTGCCCCTTCTACCCAAGTTGCCGTTGAGTTCCAGTTTCCACCTGCAGCGCTAATTGTTCTTTGTGCCATTTTATTCTGTTATTTCATCGTTTAATTTTTCAACATATAAGTTGCTATGTAAATAGTCCCCATATTGTTCGTAATCTTTTTGTAATTGTTCCATACGCCAGTCCATAATTTCTTGTGCGTCATTTTCATTTTCAGTTAAAACCTCAAATGGTAAATGTTCTATGTAGAACCTTATTATTTTTTGTGTTTCGTTAAAAGGTATTTCAACTAACATATATTATAGTTTTTTAACTTTTATTTCTATTGTAGCCCTTGTTATAGTAGAAGCACTATCAACATTAAAACCGATTACATCACCGACTAAAAGTGAAGTAGTCCAAGTTGTTAAACTTAAATCAGTATTTATTTGTTGAGATGATAATGTTGGTTTTTCTGTTCCTGCTATACTATCTGCTGCTGAACCTGGTATTGTATATGATGATGATTTCCATACATCTAAAACTATTGAACCTGTTGTATCAGCTACAACACTCCAACTCTCAATAGTTGCGTCATAAGGGACAACTAAATACCCTTTTAATCCTGTTGTAATAACTGAACCAGCACCATCAATAGTAATACCTAAAACCCCAATATTGTTTGCTACATCATCGGTTAAAACTTTATATGTGGTTGTATTACCACTATCATTCATTACCAAGTAAGCACCTGTGGTGTCTCCTGTATATGTTGGTAAAGAACCTATCCTTATGTTTGCCATAATTTTTATTTATTTATTTTATTTATTTTAATGTTCATATTCAAGTAATACATCATCTTGGGTTGTTAGTATATCCCCAAGTTCAGTTAGTAAGAAAAATGTTTCTGGTAATGGTGTTGGAGTAGGGGTTGGTGTAGGTGTAGGTGATGGCACCATAGGAACTAAATACTCTCCCCCATACTGATAAAATGTCTTGTAATCGTATATTCTACTATCACTTGTATTTTTGTAAAAGGTTGTCTCATCATATACTTCTGGATAAGTTCCTTGTAAGTTCTTAAACCATTCGTATCTTGTGGTATTATGATAGGTGAAAAAATCATATTGGGAAGCCAATACTTCACCTGTACTCATTTTCATTCCCTTCCAGAACTCATATTGGTTTGTTGCTTGTGTATTTCCACTAACAACTCCCCATCCTGCCCAAAATGTAGTTAAGTCTATTGCCATCGTTTATAATTATTATTGTCTTATATTTGTTTTATTGTATTGTATTGTTTCTTACCACATTTAGAGTTCCCCTATTTATTCCATATACATAATCTCCCCATATATTTATTGGATAAGAAATTGAACTACTATATGTTGCCCTATCATAAACAGCACATTCAACTATATTTGTTAGAGTTGAAATATCAGTTATATTTACCACTAAATAATTGTTTGATGTTGCACCTGTGGTTAAATGTTCTACATTTATTCCTAAATATATTTGTGCCCCATCTACGAAGTTTGTTGTTCCTGTTATTTCAATATTCAAATATCTATTTGGTTGTGTCCAATTTGAAGTATCAGCAGTTATATTAAATAAAAAGAAATTACCATTTGTTCCGTCTAATGATGTTGAAATTGTTGTTAGGGTATTCCCTGATGGTATTGTTATTTCTTGTTGGATATAAGGGTTTCTGGGTCCAGTTGGTAATACTTGTTCTTTACTTACCGTAGTCAATACAAATGAATATTCATTTCCTTCTGTATAAAAAGTTATGTCGTGGGCTGAAGCATTATTATTATTACAATATACTTTAACGGACATTCTATTAGTTGGGGAAATTACCGTAGTTGGAAATACAACATCAATTCGTATTTCATCAGGACTTGTTCCATTCCACCCAATACTTTCAATACCACTTGTAATTGGAGAACCTATTGTTCCCCCACTAAAATCTGTAAGTTGTAATTCTACATAAGCCGATATATCATCGTTCTCTGCTGGTTTTAGAAAGTTTAAGTAAAACCTTTGAACTCCTGCAGGTATAAAATTAAAACCCAGTTCAGGTGTTATGAATTGTTGAATAAAATTATCATTTGTGGAACCTGGTAATGACACCGTAGTTGTTTGAGTAGATGCTGTTGTCGGTGTTTCACTCAATTCTTTATAATCAGCAATATCACTATTTACACTCGTATTGAAGAAATATGTTTTACCACCAATAATACTATTGATGTCTGTTGTTACTGTATTTCCACTACTATCTAAACCTAATATATCAATAGGGTTTCCTGTTGGTAAACTTTCATATTGAATTGTTGCCCCACTAGATACTACAATATCTTGTATTCCTGTAAAGTTTCCTTCGGCTAGTACCTCAATTAAAGCGGGGGTTGTTGTTCCTGTTGAACCTGATAAACTTATCGGTAGTATTTGGTTATCAGTTCTAACCCATAATAAGTCATCAGCTACGTTTACAAACATTTCTCCAACGAATAAGTCCGTTGGTATCATTTCATTTAAGGTTGTTCCTGTTGGTATTGTAGGTAATTCACCTGATATACCACTTCGTTTAAGAATTAAACGGCTATATTCAATTTTATCCTCTGCCATAACTATTTATAAATATTGTTATTTTTTATTTGTTTTTATATTTCTGTTCCATCTATAATTGGACGCTGTTTGGAATCACCACCGAAAGAACGGACAGCATCCTCACTACCATCTACTACGTCAATTAAGTTTGTTTTACCTACGTTCATAACCTCATCTTTACACCCATCAGTAATATAAGGGTTTAACCATTTAAGTCCATCCGTAGTAATTAATAAATCCCCTACAACAATACTATTTGATGGTACATTATCAATTCCATCACCAATAACTATTGCGTTTGTTACACCATCTTTAATTGAGTTATTATTACCAACTATAATACTATTACTACTACCATAATCAGCAAAGTTGTTTTCACCAATCATAAGTACGGTATTACTATTATTTACTGATTGGTTTTTTAATAATTGTACGGGACGTTCTTGGTAAATACCACCACTTTTAACTTGGGGTTCACTTACAGGTTTGAATGGGGCTGTTTGACTAACTATACCACCATTACTATTAGGTACGTTAGGAGTTCCTGGTATTACCTTACAAATACCATTCGTCCAATAACCTCCTAATATATCACAACATGCTTCCGTTAAGGGTTGGGATGATAAACTAACATAATGATATGAACCTCCTTGAACCTGCATCGCTACAATATCATTAGGGCAGTCAACTTCACTATTACTTATATCCATATTATCGTTGTAGGCTACGTCTATGTAGTTTAATTTATATAATATTACCTTCGTTGTCTTATCAATAGCATTAGGGTTGTAGTCCTCAATTCTATTCACCCTCCAATAACTATTGTTGATAAGTATTACATCACGGAAATCAAAATCATTTATATCACTTGGAGTTAGATGAAAATACCCTTCTAATAATTTACTATTCACATCATCAAGTTCGTTGATTGTTGATAAGTAAAATTGGTTGATTAGAGTATTTGTAGGACAACATAATGGGGTGTTATAGTATAATATACCACTATTACCGAACTCTAAGGTATAGGTTGGGTTCTTAGGGTTATCATACATACCACAATACATATAACGATTAAAAAATGTTAGTGGGGCACCAGGGTAGTTTCTTAGACTATAAGCAGCACCTGCTAATTGTTTACCAAATAATATACGTGGGTTTACCTTTACAGGTGATAATTGGTTTATATCACTTATATCGGCAAAGAATGGTGCTATTAATCCTACTGAACCGATGAAATTATCACTAATCGGTGTTGGACTAACTGATAATTGTAGTTTCTTTTCACTTGTGGAAAAATCGTTTATAAAGTCGATTCGTTGTTCCCCATATACCTTACCTGTAATTTGGTTAAATTGTTCGTTATAATAGTCATTATCCTTATTATATGTAAAGAAATATGATTTAACGTCCAACTCACTCATAGGTGTTTGTTTTATATCATTATCATAATCCAATTTATAAGTCCAATCCTTTACCTTCATTTTACTATTAAAGAAATCATCCTTAGGTTCTATGATTAAATTATTTGGAATATTTGGGTTATCATATACCATCAAATTAAACATCTTACATACGTCTAACAATAAATCCCTCATCTTAATTTGGGGCAACATAGTCGATAAAGGTAATATACCACTTATACTATAATTGAATGTTGTTGCTGGTTTGACTTCTAAATAATTTACTTGGGTATTCTCATATGGTAATATAGCTTGAAATATCACATTATCACTTGTAGATTGCCATTTTACTGATGTTGGGTATAAGAACCTTACTCTTATATAAATCTCATCACCAGCGTTCAAATAAACGTTAGTTGCGTTTAGGTTCATACTTAATGGAAGTGGGTCTAGATAAGGACTAAAAAGGTTTGATGTTGTATTACTTGGGGTGAACTCAGTTATTGCACCATTATTGGTTTGGGCTATAATTGAGTTTGTACCTGTTATTGCGTCCTTCTTATAGATGTAGGCATAATAACCTAATTTACCACTTAAATACTTAAATGATGCGTTAGTCATATGGACGAATAATGATTGGAATGCCGCCTTAAATGTAATACTATACATACCAGGTTCGATATTCACGTATTTACAAATGTTTTGTCCTGCTGAGTTGGTACTCCACTGATTATTAGCGTCTTGGAAGTTGATATTATTATATGAACCTGATTCTTTATCAAATGGCATCCACCATTTACCACTAGTATTATTACTCCATATGGTATTTGATTTCACTAATGCTGGACTAATTGGTTGTGAACCTATCAACCCTAAGGCGATTGCTGCGTTTTCAACATATATTCTATTAGGTTGTGGAAATATTGGACTATTTGGGTAGGTATAAAAGTTATTGTCTCTAATACCAACACGAACTATACGTTGGTTATACTCCTCACTAGTATATTGGGGCATGTCTAACGGCATGATTAGGGACTTGAAATAATCACTATTAAAAAACTTACTTGTATAGGTATAACCTGCAAATAAAAATAATTTATCCATAAGGGTTTTTAGATAAATTGCAGGGTTTAAATCATAACTATTTATGATAATACCATTAATACCTGATACTGATGGTTGGAAATTACCATTCATAATCATAGGGTAGGTATAACCTTCACCAGGTTCAACCTGAGTTAGAATCCCATTCTTATAGATGAGGTTGTTATAACTATTACCTATGGTTGTTACGTTACGGGCGTGGTTGTATTCATCTAAGTTTAACTGACTGATATAATAATCACTCAACTCAATCATAATATTCTTAAATACCCCCGTGATAACAACCTCAAAATCTACTTGTTTTTGGTTTTCAACTACAGTTAATAATTGTAGGTTTCCGTTAAAGATTAGTTCATCTCCAATATAAACTTGTACTGGTAGTGATTTCTTGGGGTTATAATATGTATTACTGATATCAATATCAACATCCTGTATTTGTCTAAAATACTCCTTATTAATTTTAGTACCAGGTAGTAGTATAGTTTTACTATAACTTTCTTTTTTGGTAGTAACGTCCTCGATGTCCTCAATTTGATAAGTGAAACTGAAATCAAGGTTATCATAAGTGTCTAAACTTATTCCGTTACTAACAATTCTAAATTGGTTTTGTCCCATATGTTAAAATCTATATTGATTAAATGATACGCTTACGTTGAAGGTATATGAATATAATTGTTCTTGTTTGTCCTTAAATAATTCCAACTTGTTGTCTAATAGTTGTGCCCCAAATAATCTATTATCGGGGGTTTGGATATAGACTGATGCCGATTGTAATAAGTCCTCCATTAATGGAACCTCAAATTGTTTTAACCACCCTGAGTTCAAGGTATAGGTATTTCTACTACGACTATAAAAAGTTTTAATACCTCTATCATAATCCCTATAACCAAATGTGTCGTTGTCCCAATTTCCTTCTGTTCTATAATAATTCTTACGTTCTACCTCAACAAAATCACGTGAGTAGTAAATGAATGGGTATGATATAAAACTACCTAATCTGTCCTTCCACATTAGATGCCAGATTTCATACATACTACAATCATCATTTATCTTAAAACACTTATCATTTGTTCTTTGACTTGGTGTTCCAAATGGTGCGTCATAACCATAAACAACATAACTATCAACACTATTGATATATGAAGTTAGTGTCCCTGATATGTTTGTATATGGAGTTAATAATATTTGGTTTATTCCTATTGGAACATAAAAGTCCTCTTGTCCTGTTGTATTCTTATCAAGTTTAATTTTTCCTAATAGGTTACTATTCTTATCAAAGAACTCATATATTACACCATCACATACGGATGCGGGGTATAGATGGAATAATAAGAACCCTATTGTACTTCTTTCAATTCGATAACAAGTTTCATCCTCTAAGATTGTTGATATATTGTTTCCACTAAAACTCCTGTTTTGTATTACATACTTATCATAACCATTTACACTATAATCTTGTCTGTTTTGATAAGCGTTATAAATACAAAATGCGTTATAATCAGTTATTGCCGTTAGAACTTGGGGTAGTTTGTTTCCAGGGTAGGTGATTGTTCCTGGTATTACAGGACTATTACCAGCCCATGCTAAGTCAGTTTTGATTACCACTCCATAAGTAGCATCAACATAGATGTCTGTAATGGTACAGGTTGTATTATATTCTGGACGAGGTTGTCCCCATACTAATCCACCTGTACTAGAAGCCCCCTGATAAGTTTTGTTGATAACTAAACTTGTTGAACTTGGTACACTATAAACATTAGTAGCCCCGTTATATTGTATTAGTCCTGTTTGTCCTTCTACGGTGATAGGCATACCTGTTGTAAAGTAATGGGTTGATGTACTATTTAATCTGGCAAATCCACCTAAACTACTAATACTTTGATAGTCCCACGATATTTGGTTTTGAGTTACGTTGATGATATCACCGATTTGGAATGGTATATTATCTAAACTCGTTAAGTCATCATTATAAAAACCTACATCACCTAAGAATATATTGTCCTTAAAATTGAATACGTATTGGTTTTCATACCCTAATAATAATCCAAAACATTTTTTAGTGTCTGGGGCATCATATACTAATCCATAATCTACGTTTTCACCTGTTAGGTTCTGTGATACCAAATCCTTCATTACGTTACTCATATCGAGTTTTCCATAACCATCCAAATCAGGTGATAATTTCCATTTATAAAACTTACTACATCTTAAAGGGAAGGTTGTGATAGGTATTGTTATTTCTAAGTCTAAGATAAACTCAGTCGTACTTACTATTTGTGATACGTTATAGTACCCCGTATAAAGATTATTATTGTAATCATTTACTAATAGAGTGTCCCCCTTTTTATATGGATGGGTTGTTGATGTCGTACATAGGGTTTGTACTGAACCATTATAATTGGTATTTACCATATTGATGATAAACTCATCATCATATACAGCATTTACGATATACTTATATTGATTATAAATATTATAATCAGTATCAAATACCTTTAATGGAATCGCCGAATAAGCTGCCATAAAGTCGTGGGGTAATGTAATCGCACTATAACTCATAATTTCTTTTTATTCTTAAATATTATTTTACTCCAAATGTTTTTTTAGCCATATCAATAATATCGGCTGTAATGGACTCCTCGAATATTCCTGTTTTTCTTAACCTATCAACTTCCTTCAATGCGTTACCTATAAAGTTAGTTGGTTTTATACCGAACCTAAATATTTTTTGTCTTATTGGAAATACTGCTTCATCAGGTAATCCTTTTATTCTAACCCAGTTTCTAATGGCATCAATACGGGGTGGAAATTGTCTATAACTATATGGGGTATTATATTTTCTAATTGTTCCACTTACCCCCTTATCAACAAAAGTATAATATGGTTCAGCATTTATCACTATAACGTCATTACCTTCTTGTTGTTCTATTACGAACTTAAAACTTTCAATCAATTTACCAGAAGCCCTCTTTGGATAAGGTTGATTGGTGGCTAATGTTTCCTTTACAACCTTCGTATAAACTTCGGCAAAATCATTTAAGGCTTCTCGTTTGATAAGTTTTTTTGCCATTAGTTTTTTTAATTTCTTTTAATTGAGTGTCTATGTCTTTTATATAGATTTCAAGTAGTGCTATTTTAGCTTCTATATCATCTAATCTCATTTCTAACGGGGTTTTAGGTGTCTCGTGGACTACTTTACCATCTTTTAATAATCTAAACGCCATAACTTAAATACAAGGGGTTAATGTGGTTATTGGTGAAACAGGTATATCACAATTTACCTGTCTTAGTTTGAATGTGATGTTAGCAGCAACACCTGTACTCTTATCAGGTGTTTCATCTATTACAGGATAAAAACTTACATCACTACTAAAAAGTATTCCGTATTGTCCCCAGTATTGTTGTACTTCGGTTACTAAGTCTTGTAGGTATTGTACGCAATCACTTAGTATTTCTTTTGAGTTATCACTTTCAAATCCGTTTTCATTATCATAGTTAGGTTGAATGTTAATTTTGTCTAAAAACATTACCACGAAACTAAATTGGGGTATTGCTGTTTTGTTATTATTTCCAACCCCTATAATACTATTGTCCGCCATACTAACCCACATATAAGGGAACTTCATTTGACGTGATGTACCAATATCATAAGTCTCACCGAACCCAAAATCTTTTAGAAAATAGTGTCTATTACTGAAATCATTAAACCAAGTGATAATTTGGTTCAGGGTGATTATATTTGTTGTTGCCATATTATAATTTATTTTTGTCTTTTATGTCGTCTAAGTTCTTAAAATAACTCAACCAGTTTAAAGAATGTATATAGTTCATTTCATATACTTCATTTTCCTTTAATCCCAAGTCCTTCATTAATCTATATACAAAATCTAACCATTCATACCTGTCGTCAAGTTTCTTGTCCTCACCTAATCGTTTTTTGAACTTACTATCGTCTTGGCGGACTGGTTGTTTGTAGAGTCCTTTGTAGTTGTCTCTAACGAACTTCCGCCAGTTAAAAAAAAACTGAATACATTATTTACCTGACTTATGTTTAGTTTTTCAAATATTTCTTTTCGTTTGAATAAATCGGTTGTAAATAATTCAATTTTATCGTCTTTTTTCTTACGTAAGAATATACATAATAAATCAGTCATACACTTGATATAATCGTGGTTTGTTTGTTTCAGTAATGTTTCTATTGTGATGATTTCCCCTGCGGTATATCTATCATAGTCAGTATGTAGGTAATATATTTCACCATCAATTTCTACATTATCAACACTTATCACTTCAACTGGGGTATAGATGAACTTTAATTGTTCGCTAATCAGTTGGAATTGTTCTATATTCATTTGATATAAAATTGTCTTATCAATCCCACTAAGAGTATTGATAATATCAAACAAATACATCAGGTTGTTTTCATCCTCAGGTTTAGGTAATTCGTGTATTTTTTTATAGATGTTTACAGTAATCTCACTCCACGATGTAGGGAACTCATACAATTTACTTTCACCATCTAAATCAATTTCTATACTAACCATATTATTTGTTTTTTTCTACGATACTCCAAATAGTTCCTACTAAGGTGATAATACCACCTATAATTTCCGTAGCTGTTGTCTCATCGACTAAACCTCTCATAACCAACAATCCACCTAAGAATGTTAGTGAGTGTCTTAAAATTCCTAAAATTTGCTCCTTTTTCATAATTGTTTTTTTTTATAAATATTTATTTTTTTTTATTGTTTTTAACTAAGAAATCTAATCACAGGTTTTACCCCTGCTGTTTTCCTTTGTCCTAACTTCATCATAGCAATATACCTCATCGCATCAAGTGAATGATTATAAGCATCAACAGGTTCTTTTTCATACCCCCCGTCCCTGTTTTTCTTATACATATACTTTTGTAGTTCCTCTATTATGTTAGTACTTTTTCGTGTAACGTATAGTTTATGTTGTTGAATAATCTGTATACCATAACTGATACTATCACGTCCCTTTTCAACAGGTTTGATATTGAACCCATATTTCTTTATTTCAGCAATACTCTTAGGTTCCGCGGAGTCGGCGTAGATTTCACCTTTAATACCTTCCTGTTTCATTATAGATGCTAATTCACTATTGAGTAATCCCTTTTGATATACTATTTCATCAACTATTATACTATCATTATATTTGTATAATCCTACTAATGCTGCTTCATCTACACTATACCCAAAGTCAAGTCCATACCCAAGTAATCTGGCTTCATCAGGTAATTTATCAATAACCTCGTAGTCGTTATAGATTGTACCTTCTATACTTCCTACCTCACCTAATAAGTAAACTCGGCACCAGTTTTCCCAGTAGGTTGATGTCTTGGCTTTTTCCCAATTCTGTTCCAACATTTTTATTACCTCAAGGGCTAAGGCTTCGTTGTCCTTATATGTTAGTATGATAAATTCAGTATCAGGTTGTCCTATTAGTTCGTTGTTAACCCAAAACTTTTGTGATGGGTTATAATCCAAATAGATGTCCCCACTTGTACGAATTGCTAATTGGAGGTATGCTTCATAGTTGATGTTGTTACACTCGTTAACATATAAAATCTGGCGTCGTCCGCCACGGAGTTTCTCCTCGCTGTCCGCACTAAAAAACTCCATATAAGAACCATTACTGAATGTATAACGTAATAAACTCTTATTGTAGTTATTGGGTATAAATCTACCCGTCTCCTTCATAATCTTTAAGAAATCCTTGTTGGCACCACGTCTAAGGTGGGGTATAGATTCACTTACAACACTCACTTCAAGGTTGGGTGTCTTTATACATTTGTCGATTAGTATAGCCAGAATTGAAAATGTTTTTGACGCACTCGTTCCACCTTGAATGATTTTAATTCGTTCCTTCATAGCCCTAATCTTTTTCAGGGCTGTTGTATAAACAAAACTACTCTGTGTCGTCGTCGTCATCTAAGAATAATGGTTGTTCTAATGTTAGATTAGCATTTATGTTTAGTTCATCAGTATAACCTCTTTTACGGGCTTTATATTTCATATAAAATAATATACTACGTTCACTACCCTCCCTGATTTTTCTAAATAGTTGATTCTCTGCGAAGTCTAATGTGATTTCATTTATTTCCTCCACCTTGTTTCTAAAATCCTCATCCTCGTTGTAGTACCTATAATAAGTATCACGTGATATACCTAACTCTCTACATGCGGGGGTTACTAATCCTAAGTGTCGTTCTAAGGCTTCTAATAGTTTCTTTTTATAATACGTTGGACGTTGTTTCATTTGTTATTGGGTATTTGTCGTTTATTTCAGGGATACCAGCCCTGATGAATTGATATAGTGTATTCATATGTAGTGTTGGGGTTGATATTGCCAGTTGTGATAATATGTTGGTTTCCTTATTATAAAAGTATAACCACTTTATAAAGTTGATAACTTTATTTCTAAACTCATCATCATCAATTTTCATACCTACCACCAATACTTTTTCATATGGTTTAGCTTCCTTTAATAAGTCTCCCCACGCTACGAAAGAATAATCAAATGGTTTAAGTTTCTGTGTCTTTTGTTTTCTTGCTTTACGATACTCTATAAACTCAACACAGGGTATTGTATAATCTATTTCATCAAATCTGTCTTTATGTGGGTTTCTCTTATAAATAGTAAAAGATGTTTTTAGTTTGTGGTTCGTGTATGGGGTGTCTAATACGCAAGAATATATTATTTCAAATCTTTTGAATTCGTTATAGTTATAATAAAAATTTGCTGGTTGGATGTATGCGATATAATCACCATTATCACAGGCTTTATTATAAAACATTTTTATAAGTCCCCCATCTTTTTCCCCAAACGGCGGGTTACCGATAAAACACCTACCCTCTTTATAACCACCTAAATCTAATGTTGAAAAGTCTGCTTGTTCTATGTAGTCGTGTTGGGGGTATAAATCATAAGCCCTACAACCTGGTAGTTGATGACTGAAGGAACCTGAACCAGCGCTGGGTTCTACCCACTCTGTTATGTTTTCCTCACCGATGATTTCCTTAGTTTTTTCTATACACCATCTTGCTACTATGGGTGAGGTGTAGTATTTATCAAAAGGTATTTTTGCCATATTGGAGTATAAGTTTTTTTATTTCTTTTACGAATTGTTCGTTGTTCTCCAACTCCCTTAGGTTCCTAACTGCGTCCTTTATTTCATCATCCTCAAACTCAATCATATATTCATTTAGGAAAAATATGTTCTGTTTGATATAATCATTTACGTCCAACACATCTACCTTTAAGTTCGCCTTGTTGATATTTTTTTCATACTCGTTTTCTTGGTGTCCGTATATTCCATATAATTCCCAATCCTCAAATCCGTTGTCTAATACGAAGTTCTTGTCCCAATCACCAAGCGATACATAATCCCAATCACCGAAGGACTGATTGTCTTTTAGTATAAATTGTTTTTGTTGTTCCTCAGTTAGATTGTCCGCCTTTATAATATACACCTCATCTAATCCTGCTTCTTTACAGGCTTTAAGTCTCATATTACCACCCAATACCACCATATTATCATCTACGACTATTGGACGTATTTTTAACATTTGGGGGAACTCTTTTATACTCTTTACTAGTTGTTTGAACTTGGTGTCTCTAATCGTTCTTGGGTTGTCTTTATTTAGGTTGATTTCCCCTATTTTAACTAATTCTATATTCATTTTTTTTTATTGTAAGTTTTGTTGTTATTTTATTAGGTTTATTACCACCAACACTCCAATACAATAACCTACTGATAATGCTAGTGCTTGTTTTATTCTTTCACCCCATATTTTAGTTTCAACCATATAACCCAGAAATGGTAATCCCAGAAATGGACTTATACCAGCAAAAAATAGCATCATAGGTGTATTAGCTTCTGCTACACTTCTAATATAAAATGTACTACAAATCTCAATTATCAGGGCTGATAATGCTATAATAAAATATTTTACCATTATACTTGTTTTTCTAATTTCCATTTATAACCCCCCCTTGTCTCAAACTTGGTTCTATTATATGTTCTCATAATGTCCCCACTTTCAACACCTGTTGCTTTTGATGCTTGTTCCCTATTGTCCCAACACCCTACAAGGTTGTCATTTAAGTCATAAGCACATACCATATGTTTTTCCAATTCTTTCCCTTCTATACGATTATTTCCAAACTCGGCATACTTGGGGTTCAGTTCATAACTGATGTGTTGTCTATTGAGTTCTTTTGCTGCTATATTGGTTGTTCCAATACCACCAAATACATCTATAACCAAGTCGTTTTCATCTGTTAGTAAGTTTATAAAATACTTTGGTAATTCTTTATTGAAGGGGGCTGGATGTTTTATATGGTTGTCCCGTTCTGTTCCTGCTGTGGCGAACCTAAATACATTATCAGGGCGGACTAATTCGGGTTTATAGTCAATATTATTTTTTTCAGTTCTTTCCCCATCTTTTATTGTTCCGTGTCCTTTTGGGTGCCAAGGGTATTTACTTCTATTTTTTGTTTCCTCTGCTGGTTCCTCCATTACCCGTTCCATATGAAACTTCATTTCCTTTTGGTTCTTAACGAAGTGAAAAATAAACTCCGTCATATTTCTAAACCTTTTTGGACTACCATTTGGTATTCCATTTCTTTTATGCCAAATATATGTGTCGTAAAACTTTAATTTGGTTTCATTTTGACTACGATGTATTAGTTCATAAATAAACGGGTTTCTTAACCCATTAGAACAATTGTCGTTGATGTTTAGAATGAAACTACCTGATGGTTTTAATACCCTCTGTATTTCATTGAATAGGGGTAATAACCAGTCGCAATAGTCCTTTGGTTTTTTAATTGAAACATTTTGTCCGTAATTGACGATGTCGGCATATGGTGGGGATGTTACTATTAAGTCAACACTATTGTCTGGTTGTTCTTTAATCAGTTGGAAGCAATCTCCTTGTATAATCATTTTTTTTGTTATTACCAATATTTTATTATGAAATGTATTACCATATACCAAAATAATATTCCCAGTATTGGATATACTAAACAACCTAATCTATTCATTATTTTTTTGTCCTAGGTTTTCTTGTAGTTTTAGTGGTTGTTACTTCTGTGGTTTTCTTTTTTCTACCACCACATTTCGTACACCCTTGTTTGTCTGCTTCTACGATGTCTACATCACCATCAAAGTTTGATTCTGTTACCAGTTGTGGTTCAGGGTTAGGTTCGATAGTCTTTAACACCTCATCAATTATTTCTTGTTGTTCTAACCAATTTTTTAGTATTCTTTGTCCGTGTTTGATTTGTGCCCCACACTTTTTACATACAGAATATTTGGGGTTAAACTTTCTAATAAAAGTTTCAATTTCAACCACTTCATTTGTGGTTACCCTTCTTAGATTTATCAAATAATCAATTCGATTATAAGTTTCTCGTGTTATCATAAATTACTCTTTTATTATAAATATATTGTTATGGTTAAAAAAACCAATATATACGAAAAAAAGGGTAGTATATGAGAAACCTACCCTTTTTACTTAATAGTCGGCTACAACTATTTATTATCATCGCTTTTAGGAAATCCTTTATTATCTAAGTGTTCCTGTATTTTTTCTAATCTTTCACCGATTTCTTTGGAGTACCCTGTCTCAACATAATCTACCACTACATTAGTTATGGCAACAAGTTCTTTTAGTGTTAGACATTTATTACACGTTGTACTCCAATCCAATACTAATTTTAGTGATGATTGAGATGCGATTTGTCTTTCTTTTGATTGTTGGTTTTTCATTTTTTTGGTTTTTATTTTATTTATAATTGTGTTTCTATTGCTGGTTCTGCTTCGATTGATTCCTCATCATCAATAGTAGATGGTAGTATCATACCAATTTGTTCTAAGTCGTTGAAGTATTGTTCGGCTATGGTGTTCCATGCTTCGTCCTCGATTTGTTTTTCTACTTCTTTACGTGATACGTATTCATGCCACGCTTTTAGTTCTTGTTCTCTACACCACGCTAGATAATCTAAGTCTAGTAATAAGTCCTCGTAGTATTCGTCTTTGTAATTCATTTTGTTTTGTATTAGATGTTTATTTATATTATAAATATAGGGCTTTTTTACAAAGTATCAAATCGTACCCATAATTTTTTCAATTAATTTTTCTTTTAATTTTTTAATCTCGTGGAAACTTAGAACGTGTGATATGTCGTTTTCAGTTCCAATCTGTCTATGTGTCTTATTTAGTGTGAAATACTCATGCCATAAAAAATCTTGGAAGTATGATTTGGGTATTCTAACATAATGTTTGTCTATCATTTGGTATAACTCCTCTACCTCTTTTTTTTGTTCTAAATCACTATCATCTATGATTGCTATGTTGTCTATGGGTATGTTCTCTTTAATTCGTGTAACCCTGTAAAAACCACTTGTTTTGGAGTGTACTTGGTTCTTTACGCTTCTAATAAAGTAATACAAAAAATAGCCTTGTTCTATTACACTATTAACCTTTTCTCTGTTTTCTAAAAACCCGATTGCTAATTCACTAATCAGTTCTGGTTTCAGGTGGAAGTTGGGGGTTATGATATTGTCAATTATTTCATCATAAACACTACCCTTAGTGGTTATTTCTACCAACACCTTATCAATCATTATATTCTTGTAGTTTTTCTTTTATAAGTCGTATTTTACCCCCCAATACGTAATCATTAGGGGTTAAGTCGATTAGGGCATATAGTAGTTCATATAAGGGTTCACCTGTTAATAAATACCCAAGTCCTATTGTTTCCTTCATAGCCCTGATTTCCTCACCTAAGGACATATCATTTGGGTTATTATCAACCGAATCTATGATGAACTCTATAACATTATTCATAATCTTTTTTTTATAAATATACTATTTTTTGTATAAAGTTTGAAACTTTGGTTTTTTTCCTTATATTTATGTTAAAGGGCTCAACCTTGTTAAGACATTAATAAACTACCCTGGTTGAATTGATAGGTATTGAGCCCCCTACTTTTTGACTGGGGTTTTTTAATATATAATATGAAAGAAAAATTGATGAAATTATCGAAAGAAAGACTGGTTAATATTATCATTATGATTGATGAAACAATACATAATGGTAGTGATAAAATTGAAACAGCAATTTCTAAATTAGATGGTAGTGATATTACCACTTACTTTGAATCTTTTTATGAAGGACATACCTTAAAAAATAAGGCGAAATTACAATTAAAAAAGTTTATTGATGATTATGGTTACGATAATGTCGTTGAAGGTATTGATATTGCTGTTTTACAATATGATTACCACGATACTACAAAGGAAAACTTTGAGGATGCTTTTTGTAAATTAGGTGGTATTTTATATAATAAATTTGGTAGAACCACCCTATCAAATTGACTGAACTACCCTGTCAAAATGACTGAACTACCCTGTCAAAATGAACGAACCACCCTATCAAATTGACTGAACCCAATAACCACTATTATACACCATTATTAAATACCATTATTATAAACCATTATTAAATACCATTAATACAATATGAAAACTAAATACATAAACATAGATGAAAGTTTGTTTGATGAAGGGTATAGTATTACTCAGGCATTACTTATTTCTTATTTGAAAAGATTTCAACAGAATGGAAAATATTGTTATCAAACTAAAAAACAGATTGCTGACTTTTTTAATGTTAGTGAATCAACTATTAGACGTGAATTGAAGGACTTAGAGTCAAAAGGTATTATATTTACTTCAACGGAAAAGAAACATATACCAGTAACTTTTAATAACAGGAAGGCTATTGTTTATGTTGATAAAAAAAATAAGATTATTGAACCCATTAAAATCTCTAATGTATATGTAGATGAGGTTGATAAGGATTTAATAAGTTTAGGACTAAACCCAAAAGATTATTATGATGAACTACGTTGAATTGGAAAAATATTTACGACAGCTTTTTCAGCAGTACCTAAATAAGTTTAATTTATCAGTTGAGGATAAAGATGATGTAATACAAAATACTATGATAAAATTATTCACAAAAGAAAAAGATGGAACTTTAACTGGTGATGTTGAAAATAATAAAAATTATATATTCATTACTTTAAGAAATTATGTATTTCAACAAGGAACCAGTAAATTTAAAATACATACAACAATAGAGGGTTATGATGTACCTTCAACGGAAAAGAGTATAATTGATTTAATGGACACTGAAATCAAAATTAAAGCAATCAATAAGAAGATGGAGAAAAAGTCCTTCAACGACAAGGAAAGATTGATTTGGAGTTATTTATGTAAGGGGTACAAGCTTGTAGAAATAGAAAAAGAGATTGATATGTCCTTAAGTGCCATTAGGGTAAATTGGCAACAAATGAAAAAAAAGATGAGAGGACAAGTTTACTCAAAACCAAAGTATTTATTAGAATACCATACTTCTGGCAAAAAACTTTATTTCCTTAATCAAAAAGAATTATTGGAATATACCAAGATTTCACCAGACACTTGGGACACATATAAAAAACTTGGAAAAACAATTTTCCCTAAATACAAAATACAAAAACTATGAGTAGTGTTGCCGATAATAAAAAATGGGATGATGATAAGGAGTTTGGTGATTTATGCGAACTAATAGTACTAAACTACCTAAAAGAAAAATATGGGGTTGATGGTTATGACTTTGAACTGAATGATAAAAAATTATTAGATGAATTAAAAAAATGGGACATTTCCGTTACTAACAAAAAAACTAGACGACAGATTTTGTTTGAAAATAAAGGTGATAGGTATAAATCTAAAACTATGTTTATAGAGTTTAAACGAGGTAATGGTGAACCATCTGGTATTAATGTTACTGAAAGTGATTACTGGTGTAACTTATTTCACACTACAAAAGAACTATGGATTATAAAGACTGATGACTTGAAAAATATTATTGATGAGTACTCATCTTGGTTAGTTGATAAAAGAATTAGAACTAGTATTAATCACAAAACAAAAGTGATTGAATCTTATGGTTACTCAATTCCATTAGATTTGGATTCTGCTTATATTGATAAATTTAAGATTATTAAATTAAATTATTAAACTTTTTATTGACTACTATATATTTATCAAATATATTTATATTGTATTTGTATTTATATTAGATGTAACCCCCCCTATTTTGTTGGCATTTTATAAGGGGGGGTTTTTATTTACTTAAAACTTCCACCCTTCTTATACTTAATACCAGTATCACGTAAATACTTCCAAATACTTGCACCCCTGCTGGGTGTCTTACCGACTTCCCATTTTCCGTAACGATTCTCACCACTAGTCACGCATACAGCCCTACCTTCACTTACATTCATAAAGGTATCGAATGGTACATTAAAATATGTATAAAATTCACCACCCTGGAATTGTATAACCATCTCCATCGTTTCATCGTTGTATTGTATTTTTTTGAGGTTTGATGACTTGAAGTTGGAACTCATCCATTTCTTAAACAAATACTCAACATTATTATCAGTAATCTTTTCACCAAACACACGACTAAAATAATTGATTTTAACATCATCTTTTATCTTGTCGCTATATAACACATCAATACTACCTAAAAAGTGTCTTAAATCTAACATATACTATCTAATTTTTCATTTATCAATTACAAGGTGGAAACCCACAAGGGTATAGTGTTCCATATGGTTCAGTATAGGTAGGAATATTTCTTGTACCAGTATTACCTGGATAAGGACTATACACCCCACTAAAATAAGCCTGTGTAGTTTTATTGAGGTTGTCTTTGGAGTTAGGGTTAGAATACCACGTAAATAGACTTGGGTAGTCCAATAGGTATTTAACCAATCTCCTTTGGTAAAACTCTGCTATATCGCGGACGCTGTTACGAAGGTATTTCATTTCCTCCAAGTCGATTGCCTGTGAGTATTCACTTGATTCTTTTGATATAGCCTTGTTTGTACTCTTGTAGTTTAGAAATGGTAAAATGTAGTAATAAGCGTATTGGGCTGTTAAAGGTTGTATGAAATTTTTCATAAGGTATACCTCATCACTTGTTAGGGTATTTCCTGTAATTCCATTCTTTAATGCGTTATAACCTGATTCCCCTATACTAGCTTGAACGTGCGTGTCCTGACTGACGATTATGTGGGGAATTAATTTTTCGTCGTCTACGTTGGACTCTATTGGAACTACACTTCTTAGGTATTCCGTTGAAATAAATTGTACGATGGGAGAATAACTCATCTTATTCTGTTATTATTTGTTTATCAGTTAAAAGTCCTGTTTCATCAACATCACTATATTGTTTTAATTTAACTTTTTCGGTATAACCTAATACCTCAATAATTTCGTTTATAACATACTCTAATTGTTCTTGACGAGGCGTAGTATAGTATGTCTGTGTTTCAGCCATTAAAGCAGCCCTTTCCTCAGTAGAACCAAGTTTTCCTGGTACAAATGAAACTATTTGTTGTGGCATTTCGTGTCCCTGCGTGATTTCGGTTATAATTTGTTCTGCTAACATTATGAAACGTTCATCACTATCATTCAAATTTATAGGTAGTATTTCAGGGGCGGTATCCCTACCCTCACTATAAGTCAAAAATACCTTACCTGAGTTTTGAGAACCTTTGAAATTTCTTTCGAACTCCCTATAAGTTTCATTCATTTCATCTGGAGTCGGTATTCCTGTTGAAAAATTAATCAACATACTTGGAGTATATGATTGTTTGATTTGGTTAAGGTGGAATACACTAATCTCGTATGATAACTCAATATAGTTCATACAATTAGAATAATTTGGTACAGGGTATAGGTGTTGGAAGGCTGGATTAGGTTCTATGTAATATAACAACTGACGTCCATTTCTGTCCTCAGGGTTATATTTTTTGATGTATTCAGGTTTGTATTCCTCACGTTTTATTTGCGTCCAGTCCGCAGAATACCAATAGTAATCCTCATCATTTTCCTCCTCCTTCAAACCGATTCTTATTGAGTGTAATGGAATATAATTTAATTTACAGGTTGAACCATCATTACTCCATACGACTTCAATACAGAACCCGTTGTATAGTTCGAAATCCTTACCTATATACTTGAATAATTGTTCTATTTTGTTTTCCTTCAACCACAATTTTAATCTTTCATCTATTACTGGTTTCATACCGAACCCTGTTGTTAGACGTGATTTTTTGTTGATGATAGCCTTATGAATACTAGCACCTTTCGCGTTATAAAGTGATAGAATATAATAAGGGTATAGATTGTCTTTCCCAAATGATAAATACTTATATTCACCCTTCTTTACAGGTGTATACTGAGGTGGGACATAACTTTCATTAAAATTGAAAATCTTAATTTTACTTGTTTCCAATTCGTTTTTAGTTTCTTTTTCTACTTTCATATATTTTAGTTAAATACGTATTTAGTTTGTGGGTTGATATAAACATCGTTAGTTGTATTTCCACTTGATTGTATATAACAGAATCCACTTTCCACGACATCACACGAGGTTAAACCTGTTATTGATAATGTAGGTGTTGGTGATTGCCATACACGATAGTTATATTGTCCCTCAATCAAATTATAAGGGGTTAAATCTATTGGGAAATAGTTATACCTGTCTATGTTAGTACTCGTGTCCCCAGTCAAAAGAATAAGGGTTGTATCATCCTTCTGTTTTCCAAATAAATCCAATATGTAATATGTAGTCCCTGTTAGAGTTGTTTGTTCCAACAAAGTGAATGGAGTTAATGTGGTTTGATAGTTACTTAGTGTTATCATACCTGTAAATATTTTTTTTGATTATTTGTTTATGTTGTTTGGTATATTGAAATAAAGTACTTATATTTGTTATATAATAATTCACCTAATAAAACAAATACAAATATGATACTAGACAAGAAATTACACGCATGGCAGATTAAGATGGGTAAAATGTCTGTTGATTTTATGATTTCCCCATTTTACAAATACCTTATGGAAACTTATGACTTACAACCTAACGTATGGTTTATGAATGAAAGTGAGGAATATACCGTACCAGCAGTCAACATATCAATTTCTATTGGGGACGTTCATTTTTCTTTTACCAAGTTTTTTGCTAATGATGAAGGTGATAATTATATTATGTTGTCTTGTAATTGTTATAAATTAAATGACTATCAGTTCGAGGACTTTTGTAATGTAAAACACTTCCGTTTAGATGATATTGAAACTTTCATTATGATGGAAATGGCTGATATTGACGAATTGAAAAAAAATAATGAAAAAGATTTGGCAGAAACAAAATAAATCCCTAACTTTACCATATAATAATTCACCTAATAAAACAAATACAAATGAAAACAATTATCGTATTAGATTACCCACAAACTTTCGGGTTCAAAGTTAGAAAAGAACTACCAACCTTTAATGGTGAGTATTGTGAGGTTAGAAATGAAATCTTACTTCGTCAATTAAGACGACAAAAAATCTACTCACCATGCCACCTCTATACTGACTATGTTGTTGGTATTGTTGAACCATTTGATAATGGGACTACATCAGGTGAAGTATGGCATTTATTCTCTTAAAAACTTAAACAAAATGTACTATATGAAAACGACTATCGAACTTTTACTAGCACTCAACGACATCAATCCTGATACCCTAACCATTACCGAAGGTAAAAACTTTGAAGGGGGTTCATCAACCCGTATTTCTAATGATAGATGGAGTATTGTTGTTAATAACTTTGAACCAAATACTTATGGTGTGGTTCGTATTACAACCATCGGTATTAAGGACAACACTACTGATATGTGGACTGGTTATGACTATTTGGGTAAAACAGACACGGGTGATTACTTGGGTGAGTTACTAAAACTATTCAATCAATACTTTAAATAATTGTTTCACGTGGAACATAAAAAAACCCCCAATCATAAGAAAGGGGGTTAATATAAGGACAGGTTTTACACCCGAGAATATTACAATATTGTAATAGTCGTTCCTAAAAGTGATTCGTTCATAAGGTAAGCCCCGTTTCCAGAACGCCACTCAATACTGATTG